CTGCAGGCGGTCAACCATGGTCATGGTCACGTACTCACCGTTGAAGTCGATGTCGGTCAGATACTGTCTTATCACCTCCTTCACTTTGTTCAGCGCCGTTGTCTCCGTGAAGATGGTGGGGTCGTACCATACCGTCATATTCAGCTTCAGCGTGTCGGCATTGCGGCTGATCACTGTCACCGGGATACCGGCAGGCTTCAGACGGCTGATATAGTACTCGAAAGCGGCTTTTTCATCCGTGTCAAGCGGTTCCAGTTCCCCGTCTCCATCCTTAGCCACTTTCAACTTCACTCCATAGCCATAATCCTCACAGCTGGCGTGGCGGATAATCTTATGTTCGTCAGACGGGATGGCGTAGGTGCCGGTGGACTCATCCAAGCCGAAATCAGTGCCATCCTCGTACTGGAAATTCTTGGCCACATTCTCAAACCAGCCGGCATGGCCATAACGCTCAAGGCCGATGGTTGTATCGACATCTGCCATGAACCAGTCCATCATGTGTTCCAGCAGCGCAATACCGGCTGCCACCACATAGATAAGGCAGGTTTCCACGCTCACTGCGCTGAATTTGTCGTTGTAATACGACACCAGTTCTGCCTCGTCAGCATCGGCGTTATAGCCCGTGAGGCCGAAGGCGGTGCGCAGTGTCTCGTTGCGTACAAACGCCACCTTCATTACATTCGCTATGTCATTTATCGTTCTGGCCATAATCTTAGTTCTTAGTCTTTATTTCCACTTCAACACCACCGTCAATCACCCGCAGCCGTTCCACATCGATGTGGCACTGTTTCAGCTGTCCTTTTACATTGCCAGCCCAGAACGGGTCGGGTGTGCCGGCAATCATCCGTCGGGCGTTGCCGCCCAGTGTGGGAGCGTGCTTGTACTCACCGGTGAAGGCAGCGATAAGATGTTGTGTCACCTGTTCCCGGTTGTCGCCTATCAGCAGATGACCACCGCTTACCATCAGATTTCCGTTATCGTCAACCAAAATACCTTTCATATCAGTGTGTTATATCTTTATTCTGAAAATCGTCAATGGCAGGTGATGGTGTTGTCGGGGTAAACGTAATTGCCAATGGAGCATTATTGCCGGCAACTAAAGAGTTCTGAAGCAAGCCTATCAAGGTTTGCAAGTCATTATACACTTTCTGCATCCACTTCACCATTGGTTCAACCTTAACCAGTCCTTTGTTGTTGCCTCCGTTGAGGATGATGTGGTCGGTGGCGTCGATCTCTATTTTTTCCACTTCGCTGTACCCCACCACCGCCAGCTGTGACAGATTTCCCGAAAGGTCAACCACCAATACATGACTGCCAATCTTGGGAGTGACCAGTATCTTGCTGTCTTCACCGTTCATCACGGCTCTCAGGCGCACATCGGTCAGTTTCATGCCCTCCAGCTCCACATCGCAAGTCTCGCCATCCACACTTGTCACCTTGGCGGTAAAACAGGTGAAACTACCGTTGCCGTTTGCGATTCTCTTGATTTTTTCTCTGATTTCGCTCAGTGGGTCCATTATTTTTTGTATTTTTGTCGAAAATTCCTGCTATGAAGAAGTTTCTGCTTGTTTTCGTGTTTATATGTTCTCTGTGCGTTTCTTTCGCACAGAGAGTAAGGATTGACGATTGCCAGGTTACTAAAAACTACGGTTTCCAAACCTACACTTTCACTGCTATGGGCAACGTCTATCTTGAGACAGATACGAAAGAACCCGTTGAGTTAAGGGTAAGGATTGTAACCAATCCTGGTTTTGCAGACATCTGCGTTTTTAAGACCACCGGTACTCCAAAACAATGTGGAGAATGGAGGTTTGTCAAAAACAGAAGCGAAGCAAAATTCGCCATTCGTTATGTCAAAGATGGAGAGGATTGTACTATCTGTTTCGTTTCCGACAGAAATAAAGCCGGATGGAAAAAAATCGTACACTAACCTAGTTTTCTCCCCAGTGTCACCTTTCGTTTCGCACCGTTCTGACCGAACTCTATTTCTACGCCAGTGACGTAGTAAACTCCTTCAGGTCTTTCCTTATCGCGCAGGCGGACACTTCCTCCTGCTTTTACCACTGGAACCAGCCACCCCGTCAAACTTCCCTCATATCCGCTATAGTTCCATAAATTATATTCATTTTCAGCGGCCTTCTTTAAATCATTTGTTCCTTTTGCGTTGACATATCGTTCCACCTTGCTGCCGCCACTGACACCATACTGTTGTGTGGACAATGTCCCATCAGAATCAACGTATTTCACCTCTACCATTACCTTCTTATCCGCTTTGTCCTTCCACTTCAGCTCGTTGCTCTGCACGTTCACCTGCGTGTCGTATATCACAGGCTTTTCGCCTGGCAACTGCTGGTAAACCGGATGCACATGCAGCGTCTTCCCCTCGAACCAGATATTGGCCTTGGTGTCTTCGTGAACCTTCTTCAGCACATCGAGGGCAGTGCTCTTGAACACCACCAGCTTCTCGTAGGTGAAGTCGTAATCGCAATCCACCTTCATTTCAGGTGACACTTGTGTCAGGATTTTCTGCAGCAGGTCTTTCAGCGATATGGCCTTGTACTCCATGTCCTCCACAGTCTTGTCCATCAAATAAAGAGCGTCCTCACATTCCAGAACCAAGGTGTTGTTGTCCCTTGAAATGCGTTTTAAATAACCCGTAAACTCTGTTTCAAGACTGTCATAACCCAGCTGGATGGTCACAGCGTCACCGGCATGAATCTTGTCCTCGATTTTACGCCAGGTGTTCAGGTACTGTCCCGGCAGCTCAATGGAGGCGGTATCGCTCAGGTTCAGCACTGAGGTGTTGATTTTCACCTCCTTCAAGGTCTGCACCTTGTATTTCCCTATGGTTATATGCCAGTTCAGCAGATACATTACTCTTCTATTAACAGGTTATAATCATAATCACTCAAGGCTTGTATTTCAAACACCTGACGGTTCAAATGGGTGTCCTGGTTCACGGTATAGCTCTTCACAATGATGCCGAAGTTGCCGCCATCCAAGTCGAAGAGTTTCAAGAAGTCGCTCACAATGTCAATCCTTTCGGGTGAGTCGAGCAGCTTACGCAACCGCTCCACGCCTCTATATGGATAGGTGTCATATATGCCAGTGGCGTAACCATCGTAATCACCATCTTCCGATGTGCTGGTAACGGCCACCGATATGGACAGGCTCAAATCGCCTTCTGTAATCATCTCCTTCACGGTTCCCTTTCCGTTGAGCACAGGTGTAGCCACAATTGTGCGTTTACGTCTCACATTCACCACAGCCTCCTTGAAATAGAAGCTTTCCTCCTTGCCTCTCATCGATAGGGGAACAACCAGGTCTTTGCCATACAGATCCTTTCCGGACACAAGGGGATATGGTGTAGCGTCATTGGGACGCATTCTCAATCCGGATGCGCTGTACTTGCTGGCTGTCACAAAGGTAACAGGCACAAGAGGTAAGTTAGGGAAAGGTACTGTCAACATATCTTATTGTTTTTTAAGCTGCGGTTTCTGCCATACCCAACACTCTCGCCATCATTTCCATCAGATAACGTTCCACATTGTCTTTGTTGTCGGCAAGACCGCCGTTGAAATTCATGGTTCCCACCATATTGCCAAGGGTAATATTGATTTGCTGGGCTTTGCCTGCCACAGTTCCTGCGGTGCTGCCAAGGTTACCCTTGGTAAGTTTGCCACTACCAGTTCCAGATGAAGCTCCAGGCTTGCCAGGAGAAAGCACCGATGTGGAATCCTCGGCCTTTGCCTTCGGGGTGACGTAGGTTGCTTTGTCAAGATTGTCCCTCATTTCACCAATCCACTTGCTGCCTTTCTCGGCAAGTTTTCCAAGTCCTGGCACCTTCGACAGCAACTCAAGCAATGCCTGTACAGGTTTTAACATTGCATCAATGATGACAAAACCTATACGTTTGATACCTGCGAGAATGCCGCCATCGGTAAAGGCGGTCTTCACGCTATTCCAGTGCTTGATAAAAGAAGTTACAACATTGACGAGAGGACCCGCAATAATGGATCCGATACCGTCCAGCCAGTTGCGCACACTCTCGAACTTGGTGTATAGCCATGCGGTGAATGCGGTAACAGCTGTCACGGCGATGGCAATCCAACCCACAATGGGTATGCTGCCGATGGCCACAGAAATGCCCTTGCAGGCTATGGTGGCAATACCTTTCAGCCAGGGGAAAAATCCACCCGCCGCCTTGGTAGCCAAAGCAAAGTTTTTCATTCCTGTGATACACCAACCTATACCACTCCTTATCCCCTTGAACACGCTTGCCGCCAACGGGTACATCTGCGAGATGGGTACAATCATGTTGCTCATTTCCGCAATCCATGCAGTAGCACCACCTGTAGCCTCAAACAACTTCACCTTCATGTCGTCGATGGTGTCGTTCATTTTGGCGATTTTACCGGCTGTGGTCTGTGCGGCGGTTTCGGCTCCTTGGTAGAAGCGTCCGCCTTCCTCGGTAGCCCATTCAAAAGCCTGGGCAACCAAATCAGCTGAGATAGCACCCTTGCTCATCTCCTCCTTCAGCGTGGCCATGCTCTTGCCAGTTTTCTGGCTAATGACCTCCAATGGGTTGAATCCGGCATTGATCATCTGGAGTAAATCCTGTCCCATCAATTTCCCGGTACTGCTCATCTGGCTAAAGGCCAATGCAAGCGAGTTCATCTTCTGACTGTCACCAAGGGCAATGTCCCCGATGTTCTTCAGTTTGCCAAAAGCGTATTCCGCATCAAGACCAAACGACATCATGGTCTTCTGCGCCTCAATCAGGCCGCCACGGCTATACACAGAGGCTTTGCCGTATTCGCGAATCTGGCTGACCAGCCGTTCGGTGGCCTCGGTGTCACCATTTAGCAGTGTTTTTAGATTGGCCTGCTGCTGCTCAAAGTCCAACGAAGTGCCAACAACGGATTGGAACGCCTGCGAAACCTTACTGACTGCGTTTGTGATGACATCAAAATTGAGGGCGTTTCTGCCAAGCTTATCAAATACGGAAGTGGCATTTTTGACACTTCCTATTACCTGTTCAACGGCATTGTCAAGCTGCAGCACGCCTTTGTAGGCATTGCCTCCAAGATTTATAGTAAAAGTTACACTTTGGTTGCTCATCGTATAGTTTTTTTACTTATCTTTGCAGCAGTTATCAATTTATAGATGCCATGTTAGCCAGTATCCTTTTTACAATCTTCGCATGGATATTTGTTGGAGCGTTAATCGCAGGGATGCTCTATTGGGTTGTTATTGGTATTGTTTGTCTTTATCATGACATAAAGGGTACTCCTTCTACTGGTAATGGGGCCGCTGATGTTATTGATAAACTCCTTGGTAGTGGCAAGTCTTATAATATCCGTATTGATATTGCCATTGATAAAAAGGAAGATAACAAAGAGTAATCATTTCTTTTTCTTCCCTCCGAACATGGCGGCCAGCATTTCCGCTTGGTTTCTCATTCTGAACTCCTCTATCCATATTGCCTGGCCATAGGCTTCCGCAAACTGCAGGTTGTCCATTTTCTCTGGATCCGCACCGAGGTTCGACCTGATTAAGGCACTCATCCTCATCAGTTCCGATGACGGGTCGTCTTCGGAACCGATGGTGAATGCCTCTATCAGTTTTTTACCTCAGCCGACACCCCATTGATCAACGCTCCCAATTGACTCGCTGCGACCAACATCAGGAATGCATCATTCTGGATTTCCATGTCGCCATTCACCCAGCAGTTCTTCAGCAGCTCCTGAGCGGCCAGCACATCATCGGTCTTTTCCAGTTTTCTCACGCGGCTCAATGTGGCCACATCAGGACGGCGCACCTTGCAGGTATATTCCTTGTCACCGTCTTTCACCAGTATTTCAATTTCTTTGCTCATGATAGAAGGTTTTAATGATTATTTGCCCCATTCGATATGGCTTATCACCAAGTCAAGGTCAACCACCGTGTTGGTGTCACCTTCCTTCCAGGTGCGCCCGTTGTTTTTGAACTGCACATTATGCAGCTTGTCATGCACAACCTTTCCACCATCGGTGGGAACGTACGACACGACAATGGGGAATGCGGGAATGTCTTGAAGGCGACCGTTGGGAGCCTGACGCTCCAAGGCCTTTACCTCTGACATATACAGTGAGATTTTGCCCGTACAGGTGATTCTGCCTTTGCTGCGGCTCACAGGGTAACGTCCGGCACCATAGTTGTCGGTCACTTCCTGGTCTTCGCTGTATTCAATGCCTGTAATGCCAGTTGCGACCATACCGGCAATGGTGGCGACAATGTCACCCCAGCTGTACTCAATTCCGTTGATTAAAGGTATTCCGTTCATAACTATTGTTTTTTATGGGAGACGCGGCACGCCACGTCCCTGCATTAATACTAATCTTAACTCAGCGAAGTGGTAAATCCGATTTTCACGTTCACCTTGCGCATCACGCCCTTGGGCACGTTCTTGATAACGATTTCCACAGCACTGGTGGAGATCACGTTCTGGTCGGGGTCGATTTCGGCACGGTAGCCGCTCAACTCACCGGCTTTCTCCATGTCTTCCAGTGCCTCACCGGCAACGGTCTCCAGGAATGCCACAGTGGGAGCGTCCAACTTGCCGGTCTCAGCATCCACCTTCAGCGGACTGTTGAGGTAAGGCAACATTTTGGTTCGCACGCCACGACAGGCTTTGTCGATGGTCCGCACATTCTCTATGAAGGCATAGTCGCTCGTGACCAAGTCGCAAGTGTGGCTGTCGTTGAAATAGTTGTCGGAATCACCCACATGGGTACGCACAAAAATATAGCGGTTGGTGTGCAGCGATTCCTGATCGGTGATGGACACATTCTTAATCAGCTGTCCATTGAACAGCGCAGGTGCCTTCAGTCCTAACGGAAACTTCTGCACCCAAGCGATACACTCATTTACGGCGGCCTTGCTGACAGCTCCTATACACGCTCCGATACAGCCATAATGGGCATAATCTCCCAGATTGCCTGCCAAAGTAGCATCACCGTCACAGCCAATCAGTACGGACACATTGCATTTGCCATCCGCGGCAAGACTCGCAGCAGTCAGTGAGCTAATAGTCACAGCCGTGCCGCTGGGTGCTCCATTATAGGTCAACACAACGCTCATTGGCATGTGATTGGTTTCAAGGGTTGTCAACTCGGTCTGAAGATTTGCCACAGTGATATGAGTGGTGTTTGAGTCAAACACACCGCATTGGCGGATTGCACCCTCGGCATAGTTCTGCAGCGTGGTCACATCAGCTGCCGCTGCGGCTGTCGCACCTGCCTTGATCATCACATACAACGTACCTTCCTTGCTCATGCGGAAAAACTCGCTGATGTGGTAATGCAAAGTGTTCTTTGCCTTTTCAGTGGCGTTCAGTGCACCATTCGTACCAGATCCGCTGCCGTTTTCAGTCCACACAATGCCAGCTTCGGCAAGTTGCTCAACATACTGGAACTTTTTGATGTATGCCGTAGCGGGTGAACCAATGGTGTCGAAGCCTTTCAGGTTGCCGGCAGCAGTGCCAAAAGTTAACGTGTCGGCTCCGAAACCACCGAAAATAAGACCACTGATTGGGTCTTCGCTGGCGGCTTTTCTGCCCATACCGCCATTGGTTTTGGTGAATTTTATGTCATTCATATTTCACTTAATGTTATTGTTTGTTGATTTGATTCTGATGCTCACGGGCAAAATAGCCGTCTGTGAACTCATGGCCGTCGCTGCACACGAACTTGCCGTCTTTCACAACTGGCCATTTCGTCTGTGGCGAGGTGTTGCTTTTTTCTGTTTGGTTTTTTTGCCATTTCAATGCTGTTTTAATGGTTTTTCAAGGTCATCACATTCACGCTGTCCACCTCCAGAATGTAGCGACGTTCCTGTGGCATGCTAATGGTGCCTTTGTTGTATCTGCCGTAAATCTTGTTCACGCTTTTGTCAGTCACATACAACTGCACGTCAAACAGCGGACGGTCACGTTTCAGGAGGCTGTCTATTACCACCGACTGCTCTTTCACCTGTTTGGCAAGTGACCGACGGTGGCTGCCCTCAAGGGATGCCACAGTTACGGACAGTGCTGTTACCACCGCCATAACCGCCATTATTATCCATGACCATTTTTTCATTGTCCGTTGTTTTTCGTTGGTCCGTAGAGACGCGCTGCAGCACGTCTCTACATTTCGTCTGATTTCGTTTTGTCCAGTTCGTCCTTCACGGGGCAGTCTGCGGAATGCGGGCACGACGGGATCTTCTCAATGGCACGTGTCAGGCGCGACACCTGCTTGCGCAGCGAGGCTATGTCCTTCTTCAAGGGCTCCACGAAATACTCGTTCACCATATCGCTTACCTTCTTGTCATTGTCGAGGGCAATGCTCTTCACCTCCTCCTTCGCCTTCTCCTGCTGGCTGCGCAGCGTGGCCAAAGTCACAAGCAACCCGCCGCTCAACAACACGTTCAGCACCGTGGAAATGATACCGTAAACACCAAAGCCTTCCATTTTAACTCTTAACTTTTAACTTGTTCTGTAGCCTGAACCCTGCCTCCACATCGGCCATGACTGCCGGCACAC